AGAAACGAGATAGTTATTTCAAGTACTATTACAGCAGGTACCTATAGTGGGGGTATGCACTTTTGTAAGTTTAGCGGTTTAGATTGGAACGCATCTTCTAATGGTTTAGTGAATACAGCGGGGCGTATTGTTAGTACTGGTACTCCCCTATATTCAGGTACAGGTAATAACCCTGGTTCCATACAGACTTCTGGGCCAACAATAATGTGTGATAGCAGTGATAATATATGGGTTGCTTTTTTAGAACATGACGGCAATGGTTACTCCAACACTACTAATTCAGGTACTACATTTTACTCTGGGGTGTTGAGTATTTTAAAACTTAATTCAAGCCTAGTTCCGCAAAAGTGGTATCGTAGTTTATTCTATCCACTAGAAAACTACATCTCTTCTACACAACCCCAATTAAAACTGGGTAGTTTAGGAGTTATTAATGGTGATCACATGTGGTTGCAGTTAATTATAAACAACGCAGATCACATTACTGATTTTGGGCATTCTGGTTCTGGTGAAGATGACGCTGCAATTATGCTTAAAATTAAAATAAATAACCCTACTACGGCTACTGACAGCAACGGCACTTATATTGTTCCAGAGGTTCAGGCGGGTCACTCTCCATCAAATGATTATCAATCCCCAGATGTATATGCTGATATAGGTGGGCGTTTAGTTGTATCTAACTATGACAACGATGGCAGCACAAATAAAAAAATACTTTGGGTATCAAATAGATTTAGAGATGCAGGTGCAGTTTATTCAAATACTGCTAAGTTGTTTTTAGTAGATAACAATATAGATTCTGACACTTCTGCTTTAAAGTTTTCTAATGACCCCTCTTGGAGTGATACCAATATAAACTTTAAGCTATATGACACTGCACTCTCCTCACTAGCTACGAACGTAACCAATGCTGTAAATAACAGTGAATTTACGGGTGGGGGTACAAAAACTTCAGGCGGTATGAATCATTCAACAGGAATCGGAGCTTATGTGTTTAGAAAATCTGGGTCTTCTGGGCCAAATCCATCTCAAACATTTGATTGGGATAGCAGTGGTTAAAAGGTTATAAAATGTTAGGTATATCACGATTAAAATTCAGTGTAGGCAATGACTATATACTTATTATAGCTCAAAACTTGCCAGGAGATAGTGGCATTAAACAATCATCTGCCTCTCCCAATAAGTGTGAGTGTTGTTTGTTAAACTCAAGTGGCAGTTATATTACTCCTAGCTCTTGGTATGACGGTCAAGAAGATAATCAAGAAGATGTGATTGATAATATAGCACTCTCTGATTTAACTACTATAATATCCAAAGCTAAAGAGTACGCTACAGATAACCCTCTATCTGGAGAATAATTAGTGTTAGGCTTTACATCCTTTTCTGAAAGTCCTTTTAGTAATACGGGTAGTGTATTAGCTAATGCTTTTATTAGTACAGTCTTAACATCTTTAAGTGCAGGTTCTTTAAGCTCCACTGGTTTAGCTAATACTATATCTCCTGCAGTAACTATACAAACTAATACGAGTGCTTTAGGTTTTTCTGCAAAAGCTAATCAAAGCGTATCTTCTGTATCTTTAACGGTTAGCCTTAATAATTTAGCTAATGTTTTTGGTGAAGCTAATACTGTAACACCTTCAGCAAGCGGGTCTTTTATTGTAGAATCTTTAGCTGGTACAGGTATTGCCAATATTGTCACTGGTACAGTTACTGTTACTGTAAATAGCTCTGACGTAATACTTTTAGCAGATGCTAACACTACACTAAGTACAAACTTTGCTTTAGTTGTTGCTGATGATATTAATGCAAAAGGTTTAGCTAACTTAACCTTACCTAGCAATAGTGCTTTATTTTCTAATACAGCACCTACAGGTTTAGGTGAAGCAAACTTAATTATTGTAGCAGACAGTACTACAATTTCTGTAAATGACTTAGGATTCTCAGCAGAAGCGAATAGTATTCTATCTGATCTTGTTTTAGATATACAAGAAAATTCAATAACAGCTTTTGGTAAAGCTTCTACTACACTTGTAAGTAATAATTTAACGTTTGGTCAGCTATTAGGTACAACAGCAAATGGCGTAACCTTTGATTATGTACCTTTCTCAGATAGTTATGATAGAGATCGTGTAGTTTATGTACTTAAAGCAGCAGATAATAATACGGTTTATATTATGCAAGACAATAAGACGGTGTACGTACCTCAAATAAACAGAGTTACAACTAATCATGTAGTTGAAACTAATACAACTGTTTATGTACCAAAAACAAACAGGTTTAATACTGTTTATGTATAGGAGAATGTTATGGCTTTAAAGTGGCCCGACAAAGATAAAGATGAACAACTAGACTACAATGTAGATTGGTCTAGGTTTTTAGGCGATGATACAATAACGTCTGTAAAATGGTTTGTAGATAATGCTAGTGAGGTTAAGACTGAGGTAGATTTTAATTCTTTACCACAGACTATACATGGTCTTTTAATTGCATCTAAAACTAACACCAGTACAGTTTCTACTATAAGACTAGGTTTAGGCACTAATAATAATAGGTACAAGATTTACTGTCAGATCACTACTGCAGAAGGTCTTACTTATGAAAGATCTATTTTTATTAGGATTAAGGAAAAGTAAATGGCATATAATTACTTAGGATTAGTTAATGATATTAACCGCAGACTTAATGAAGTAGAACTAACTTCTAGCAACTTTGAAGGTACTAAAGGTTATTACAGTCTTGCAAAAGATTCTGTAAACTCTTCAATACGTCACATAAATCAAGAAGAGTTTGAGTGGCCTTTTAATCATAGAGAAGAAGAAGAAGTATTAGTTGCAGGAGAAGTTAGGTACTCCTTACCCTACGATTGCAAAACAGTAAACATGAATAGCTTTCGTATTAAACGTGACGACTCTTTAAACATAATTACATGTAAACTTAAAGTGTTAAATTATGAAGAATACCTTGACAAATATATAGATTTAGAGTATAACTCTAGTACATTAGTCAGAGGAATACCTAAGTTTGTTGCAAGATCTCCTAGTAACGAACTTATTTTTGTTCCTTCTCCTGATAAAGCTTATGAAGTAGTATATGAATACTATAGCAAAGGTTTTGATTTAACTTTGCCAGATGATGTACCTACCTTACCTGAAGAGTATCGTCATGTTATAGTAGAAGGTTCTATGTACTATGTTTATTTGTTTCAGGGTGATGTTAATGGTGCGCAACTTTCCCTGCAAAAATTTGAACAGGGTATAAAAAACTTAAGAAGTCTTTTTATAAATAGAACTGAATACTTAAAAGATACAAGAGTACATTACTAATGGCTATACAGTGGCAAACATTTCCTATAGAGTTTAGAGGAGGGCTAATAAGTAACCTTAGTCCTTTACAACAAGGTACTAATGCTGTAGGCTCTGCCACAATTTTACAAAACTTTGAACCTAATAAGGAAGGTGGCTACACTAAAATAAAAGGTTTTTCTAAATTTGATAATAATCAAGTTACTGGAAGTGGTGAAATAAAAGGCGTTAAAGTTGTAAGTTCTACTAAAGTATTAGCAGCGAGAAAAAACTCTAATAATAGAACTCAATTTTTTATGAGTAATGGATCTGGCTGGACTGCGCTTACAGAAAACACCTCAAGTACAGAAGGTAATAAAGTAAGATCTGCTACTTTTAATCTTGACGGTACTGAAAAAATTGTTTTTGTAGACGGTGTAAACTACCCTTGCATATATAATACTTCTAACGATTCTTTAACTCACTTATCTTCTAGTAACAGTAGCGACATACAAGGTTCAAGTCACATTACAGTTTTTAAAAGTACTGTTTTTTATGGTAAGGGTAATAAACTTTATTTTACAGCTCCATTTACTGCTGATGATTTTAGTCCTGCAAACAATGCAGGGGTTATAAATATTATAGATAATATAACAGGACTAATAACTTTTCGTGAACAACTAATTATTTTTACAGAAAAATCTATCAAAAGACTAACTGGCAATACTGCTGCAGATTTTTTACTCCAACCTATTACAGAACGAATAGGTTGTATTGACCCTGACACTATACAAGAGTTTGGTGGAGATGTTATTTATTTAGCTCCAGATGGAATTAGGCTTTTAAGTGCTACAGATCGTATTGGTGACTTTGGTTTAGATATACCATCAGATGTTATTGTAAAAGATTTTAAAAACTTTACTTTAAATTCTAATTCTTTTTGTTCTTTAGTTTTAAAAACTAAGGCCCAGTATAGAATATTTAATTATCAATCTACACAAAAGCAAGGTACTTCTAGGGGACTGGTAGTTACAAAATTTAGTTCTCAAGGGTCAAGTAGTGTAGGTTTTGCTACAATTAAAGGTATTAAAGTAAACGTAGCTGATAGTAAATTTACAGGTTCTTCTGAATTAACAGTCATTGGTAATGATAGCGGTTATGTATATAAACTAGAAGATGGCCATAGCTTTGATGGTCAAGTTATTGACTCTGTTTATGAATCTCCTTATATGCCTATTAATGATTCTGAAATAAGAAAGACATTTTATAAACTTACTATTTTTGCTGAACCTACTTCTGCTATGTCTTTTGATGTAAAGTTAAAGTACAATTTTCAGTTTAGTGGAGATACACAAACACTTCAACCAACCAGTTATAATATAACTAATGCTGGATCGGCAACTTTTGTTTTTGGTGGTGGTCAAGCAATTTATGGATCAGCTAATTATGGACTGTCCTTAAAAACAGAGTTCCCAATAAATGTTCAGGGTTCTGGTACGACAGTAAGTTTACGAATAGAAGATAAATCAACTAATCCGGCTTTTACTCTTGATACAGCAGTATTAGAGTTTGCAAACAGGGACAGGAAATAAAAATGGCAGGGTATATAAGAACAGGCGTAGGTGTAGAAGATAATATTGCCGACGGTCTTACTATTAATGCTGCAGATTTTAATGCAGAGTACAACGCTATCGAGATAGCTTTTGGTACAAGTGGACATACTCATGATGGTACTGCAGGAAATGGACCTGCTATTACAGCAGTAGGCCCAAGTTTAGCTTATGAGTTTAATTCAAACGCTATGCAACCTAAGTCAGGGCAAACCAGTTTAGACTTAGGGACAACAGGTCTTAGATTTGATAACGCTTTTTTGACTACAACTAACACCAATAACTTAACAGTTAATACTTCAACAACTCTTAATGGCACAGTAAATATAGGACTTGTTTCATTAGAAGAGTATATTGAAGATATTACAGGGGGTAATCTAACTGCAGGTACGGGTATTGCAGTAGCTTATGATGATGCTGCTGGTACAGGTACTGTGTCTCTCAGTCACTTGGGCTTACAAAGTTTAACTGATCCTAATGCGGATCGTATTGCTTTCTGGGATGACAGTAATGGATCTTTTAATTGGTTAGGTTTAGGTGGAGGTTTATCTGTTTCTGGTACAAATTTAGTTGTGTCTGATGCTACTACCAGTGCTTCTGGGTTTATGTCTGCAGCAGATAAAACAACGCTTATAAACGCAAATAATAAATTAAGCACTATAGAGGATAACGCAAAGGACGATCAGACGATCACGGCTGGGTCTGGGCTAACTGGCGGCGGCACTGGTAACGTTACTATTAGTCATGCGGATACATCATCAGCAGCTAGTTTGGCGTCTGGCTCTGCTAGGCAATATATAAAAGGTCTTACTCTAGACACATACGGACATGTTACGGATTGGGTTATAGGTACTGAGGAAGATCAAACGGCAGCGCAAATTCGTGCCAAAGTAGAAGCGGCAACAGACAGTAATGTTTTTACTAATGCAGATCATACAAAGTTAAATGGCATAGAAGCTTCAGCAGATGTAACGGATACAGCTAATGTTACTGCTGCAGGTGCTGTTATGGATAGTGAGTTAGCAAGTGAAGCAGCAGTAAAAGCAATCAATCAACAGCTAACAACTACAAGTAGTCCATCTTTTACTGCAGTATCTACTAATACTATTAGTGAGGTTACATCTGCTAATGGTGTGAGTATTGATAGTGCTAAACTAAAAGATGGAAACTTTCTCCCTACGGCAGCTAAAGGCGTAGAATACGCTAATAGCTATTCTGCAGTTACAGGTGTAACAGGAAATTCTAAACTATTAGATTGGTATGAGGAAGGTGACTTTACTCCCTTTATAGAAATTAATGGGTCTACAACTGGCATTACTTATAACTGGAATACAGGTTCGTACACACGTATTGGAAACTTAGTACACATAACAGCAGAAATAAATTTAAGTGATAAAGGCTCTATAAACGGTCAGGTTACTATGAAAGGTTTGCCCTTTGGTGGGGCAAGTGTGGGAAGTGGAAGCACTAACTTAGCGGGTGTAGGCTCCCTGCATATCCTAACAGGAATTGGTACTAGCAGTGCTAATAATGGTTTTATTAGAATTGCAGGTAATACTGCAGAAATATATGTTATTGCAGGTACAGCAGCAAGTTATTTACAAGCTGCACAAATCATGGATAGTTTTAGATTTAATGTCGGTATGACATACTTTGTAGGGTGATTGTAAATGAAAAACATAGAGTGGCACTTAAACAAATCAGTACCTATAACCTTAATATTTGGTCTTGTTGTTCAAGGTGCTGCTATCGTATGGACAGTATCAATGATGATGTTTGACATTGAAGCTAACAGAGAAGACATCGTAGCAATAGAACAACGTATGAATAGATTAGAAGCATCTGTGCAAAGTCAAGCAATAGCACTTGCCCGTATTGATGAAAACATAAAAGCAATAAGATCATCAGTAGAAAAGATGGCATCTCGTAATAACTAATAAGGTTTGCCACAATGATAGAAGTATTAGCTTTAGCAGGTGCAGTTACTCAGATAGCTGGTGCAGTTAGTTCTGCAATTAAGGCTGGGAGTGATGTATCCGATCTGTTGCCTCACTTTGGTAAACTTGCAAAACTTGACAGTGAGATACAATTAGCTGAGAAGGGTCAACACAAAGGCCCACTAGCTAGACTAAGCTCATCTGAAGAAGAAGGCTTTGCTATAGCTCAAGCCAAGATGAAACACAAAGAATGTATGGATGAGTTAAGGTCAGCCTGTCAACTATACGGTCCACCTGGCATGTGGGATCTTGTCGTAAAAGAGCAAGCTGCAGCAAGGCAAAGACACAAAGAAGCACTAGAGGCACAAGCCAAAGCTAGGGATAGATTGTTCTGGGGGATATCACTAACTGTAGGTGTGTTATTATTCTTAGGTGGTACAGGTGCAATGATCTGGGGTTTAAACGAAGTAGT